TAATCCAGGACATCTGCCTGGGAGGCTTTATCCATGGTGTCGAAGGACATCCCTTCTTCATCTACAAACCAACGGTTCGCAGACTCTACCAGCTGTTCGTAGCTCAACTCACTGAACTCATCTTTGCCACGAGTTTCAGCTTCCATCATCTCTTCAAGAGTGGGGGTTTCTGTCTCGGTCACATCCGGCGCTATCGCGTCCGGTTCTCCCTCGACCGCCGTTGTCGGTTCTTTTGCTTTTTTACGAGCCAACTCCAATGCCTGTTGATTAGTCAAACCTTTGTATGGACCATCCTGCTTGATCACAGTGTCAGCACCAAAGCGTTCTACTTTCATCCCACGCTTCTGTATCTCCAGAACAGCAGCATTGGCAGCCGGATCATTGGCTTCAATGACTTCGAGCACCTCTTCAGCCAGTTGAAGGATATAGCTTACATCACCCAGCTTCTGTGCATTCTTCTTCGCACGAGCTTCACGATCAGTGTTGTCTTTGACAATGTCAGACTTGACCCAAGAAAGCATGGCCTTGAGACGGTCCATGTGTTGCTCAAGAGCATGAGCTGGATCTTTCTTCTTACGACGGAAGATCTCAAGCAGAACTTTGATATCCCTCTGAAGAGTCTTCGTATCAGGAACAACTGTCGTTCCTTCTTCGATTGGGATGTCCAACAGACTCATCAACGAGGCAAGGTCATTCACTTCAGAAACGACATCTGGAGACAGCGTAGTCTCTGGAATTCTGTTCTCTTCATTCTCTTGACGAAGAGCGTCAGCCTCTTCCTCAGTCAATGGGATACCATCAACCTCTGTTGTTTGTGGATCACCTGTGACAGTCAAATCTGTTTGTGACTCAAATCCACGCAATTCTGGGACACTAAGTTCCCCATCTGGGAAAGACTCAGGGAATGCACGAACAGCAGCGTTGTACGCTTCGACGACCATTACCGCATCAGCATGTACCGTTCGAGCAAAACGAATTCCACCAGGAGAACCAGCCTGATAAACAGTCCGTTTTCCAGCACCTTCCACCAAGCCTTTGCCTTTGACGAGGCCAGTATAAGTCTGATCTGAACCACGACCATTGGCATTACGACCATCATATGAAGCATTGAGGGCTCCAATCTTATTGATCATGTGTTGGGCAAAATTGTTGAAGTCAGTCCCGATCTCTGTGACTGGAACTGATTGCCCATCTGCATTTATGAGTGTCTTGTCAGCAGTCTGTGATCCTTTGAAGATATCACCAACAAACTGTGCAACAGAACGAACCCCATCCTTTGCTGTGAGGTCTGAACCAACAGCAATATCACGAGTCACAGGATCAGTTGGCAACGGCTTGAGGTTTGGTGTGTCCCCTCGTTGGTCTGCAATTCTTTGAAGCTCAACGTTCTCTTCTTTGACGAACTCAACAACATCACCGATCCGTGTGTTCAATGCCTGAGAGATGTTCTTTGCTTCAGTCAGAACTCTGACATCTTCTTCAGTCAGGTCAGTGCGATCGTCCTGCTCCAGAATTTTGTTCACCACATCTGGGTTCACATTTACTGGGTTGGTTTTCGCAACCGCTGTGCTCTCGGCAACAACCTGATCTGTGATCTCTGCATCTGCACTTTGGCTCTCATTCAGATTGATCTTGGCAGCCCGATCCTGGACTGCTTTGAAATCAGGAGAAGCAATCAGCTTCTTCACGTTCGGCCGCATTGCAACCGGTAGTTTCTGAGTTGAGTCACGAAGAGCATTGAATTGCTGTGAGGCATAGAGCACATCGCTATCGCTCATGCGCTTGATCTTGAAACCCTTCGATGCAAACGAGGTCATGATCCCAGTCACGTTGTCGAGAACCGTTCCACCAGGCTTCACGTTCTCACTGAATGTGGAGGGAACTGCACCGGAAGTGGGTGTTTGTGCAATATTCTGAACAGCAGCCTTATTCTCGGCCGTGGTTTCGTTGAAAGCTCCAGTCTCTCTGAGAGGAGTATTCAACTCAGCAGTTGCCAACTGTTTAACCGCAGCCGCGGTTTCCAGGGTCTGACTCTGAATCTTCTTGTCTGGTCGGTTGTTGAAATCTTCAACCTTACGTCCCACAGCTTTAGCAGCAGGGACAACAGTCTTCGAGGCAACTGCCTTGGCCACAGGAGCGACAGCCTGAGCAGCTCTTGACTGGGAAGCCGCCTGAGCACCCCGACCAGCAGCTTTAACCCCTGAGACAGCAGCTCCAGCGAGTTTCTGAGCAGCAGGAGAGGTTACAACATCTTTTATGGCGCCGGGAGCAGAGGCAGCTGCATTTGGAACTGCAAGAACCCCACTCATACCAGCACCTGCAATGGCACCTTCAGCGAACGCTTGTCCAACGCCTTCACCTAAACCTTGGTTCGGATCGACATAATCACGGACAGCAATGTTTGTGTTGAATTGACCAGTGGCACCTTGTCCACCTTCTTCCAGGGTCTGGGCTCCGACAGCACGAGCTGTTCCAATAATGCCAGCTCCTTTGAAGGAGGCAATTGGTGCAGCTTCAAACTTACCTGTGATCAGGCCCAAAGCCATAGCTTGTGGGAACTGACGACCGAAAGCTCCAAGTCCTGCATTGGCAGCAATTTGTGCCTTTGCATCATCTGGGTCTACGTTGTTTGCGATCAGGTCTTTGTACTCGGATGGACCAGCCATCAACTCACCATGGGTTTTTCCCAGGATCTCATTGACAGTTTGTGTATATACGCCTGCACCTTCAGCAAGACCAACACCAGCAGCAACCGCTGCACGTTGAGCCTGATCAGCACCGGCAGCCAGGAATCGAGTCCCTTGGGTAGGTGCAATCTGGTTGGCGATCTTCGCTGCATTAAATGATGCACTCTTTGTGACCAAGTTTGAAGCAGCAGAGGCAATCTTTGCAGAAGGACCAAGGGAACCAAGTCCCTGAGCAATCACATCTCCAGCAACTGCACCTTCAGAGATAACTCGTCCAGTGTTGTTCAGTGCTCCACGACCCAACCAACGGAGGTCATCCATCAACGCTGGTTCTCGGCCGGCAGTATCTCTCTCGTATTGAGCTTGGTTGTCCTCAGCATCGAGAGCACCCTCAACACCTGATACACCTTGACGATCCAGTAATTCCCTGGACTTCAGGTTGTTCATTGCTTCTGTGAGTTTCGCAGCAGTGGCTGAGTAATTTGTAGCGTACTCCGATACACTCGTGTCACCGGTGACCTTCTCTACACCCTTACCAACCACACCGATCCCGAGACCAACGACGGAACCAACAGTACCAACAAATCCTGAACCAGCAGCAAGAGCAGTGTCCCCGGCTACTTGGCCAAGATCACGTTCACGATTGTCGATGCGGTTAACTTCAGCACGCTGTTGCGTGTATAGATCACGGCTGTCGGCTACATCTTTTCCGTATTTATTGACGAGGTATCCGTAGGGAGCTGTTTCAATATCCTGAGTGAACTCTTCGTTCGCAAGTTCATTTCCCTCATTGCCGGCCACAACCATTCTGCGGGCAGCATTCTCATCAAAAATAGGGGTGTACTCTTCAGCCATTTATTGGATCCTTGGTCTGGTTTCCCCTTCTTTACAGGACTGGAGCATAAACACCAGTCCTGTTAAGTTGTTTAGCGGTTCGAGCGTCGTTGAGCACCGATACCTGGAGCAGGGGCAGTAACAGCAGGTCGACCACCTAGAGGACCAGCTGGCTGACCTTTATTTCCCCATTTATCATACAACCCATCAACTTCAGCTACCAAAGCAGCTTGGTCGACGAGTAGTTGATTGGGAACAGTATCACCGTTGCCTTGAAGCCTTTGAATCTTTTTAGAGATTCGACCCAACTTTGCTGTGGTATCGTTGATTACCTTTGCTTTTCTTGCATCATCAGCCAGAGCAGCACGAGACTTTGCAGCACCATCAGAAGAGAAATGCTCACGAGCAAACTTTGCCGCTTCTTTGTTGCTGAGATTGTCACCACCGATCGATAGACGACGACCAAGGCGGCTCTCAGTTTCAGCAGCACGAGCATATGAGTAAGCAGCTTCTGCCCGACTGATGCCTTCACTGGTTGCCAAAGCGTTGATTGCAGACTCAATATCTGAAGGCTTGGCAGAAACTCCAAGCCCTTCCAAAGCATCTGTCATCATGCCAGCAGGGTTCTCTTGGTATGTTGCAGCTGCACTCATAGCGACTTTATATGGGTCTCTTGACTGTTCTTCTTTGATATCTGCCAGAGTTGTATCTGCGGTTCCAATAGAATCTGGGGGAGCACCTGTCAGACCAAGTCCGAGTCGAGCAGCACTCAGAGCACCACCATCACCGGTCTCAGCTAGAAGCTTGGCTTTGTTCGCAAGTTGTTCTTTTGCAGTTTTACCAGGAATGTTTTTGTTACCAAGCATAACTGCTTCAGTTGGATCAACTTGGGTATTAGAAAGATCCAATATGACTTGAGCCATGTTCTCATCATTCTGCTTCACTTCAGCAGCAGTGACTCCAACTTCACCGTTTGCAGCATAGTTATACTGAGTGTCGAAAGAACCCAAAGCCTCACTAGGTGTTAGGGTTTGTCGACTTGCAAGGTGAGCTTCAAGAGCAGCTTGAGCTGGTCGGTTAGCAAGAGAACCACCTGCATTCACGGGTTGGCCTTGGACAGGAACCTGTGGGCCATTTGGTCCAACAGGTGAACTCGAAGGAACAGGATCTGCATCCCCAAGTGTGGTGTTCTCTTTTGCAGCGTTGTACGCCAATATAGCTTGAGCACTTTGCTCATCACGACGAAGAAGATCATACTCCCGATCTTCAAGCTGATTTGCATGATCAGTATTTGCACGACCGGTGGCAGCCTGAGTTGAAGCAGTTCGTGCATTCACCCCAGCTGTGTTGGCTCCGACCAGTCCAGTATCAGCACGCTGTTTCTCATACCCCAGGATGTTATCCCGACGGTTGATCAACTCATTACGCATACGATCAGAGATGTTCATCGAGTTGAAATCGAGAGAACCAACCTTCTGATTCCATTCTTCTTCAGTCTTTGCCCCTGCCAAGAGGTTTGTCAGTTCGGCATCACCTTGAGCTTCTTGGCCCTCTTGGTATTGTTTTAGAAGGCCGGCTGCGTTGGAGATGCCTTGTTGAAAGGATTCCCCAGCCCGAGCTGTAGCTTGAGAGGCAACCGATAGATTCGGAGCCTTGATCTGTTCAATAGAAAGTCGAGCCATGGGATGAATTCCTTACAGTTTGTTCTTTTCGACATACGCATCAGCTTCCGATGAGTCTCGGCCTTCTGAGGCATAACGAGTCCGAATACGATCTTCGAGCTCTGTGTTGTACGTCTTCGTTTGGTTCCCAAGGTTGGTTTCGAAGGTCCGCTCTTGAAGAGCCAGGGACTTCTTCGCAATCTTGTTCTGCTGGAAGCTACTCCAGAGTGAACCAAGAGTACCAATGGCGGCAATACCCGTCTGAGCCAAGCCACCTTTTCCGAAAAGACCAGGATTTCCGGTTGTGGTTTTTACACCATCCACACCTTCAATTGTCGACTGGTTTCCCCAAAGACTAAAACCACCTTGCTGACCAGAGCCAGCGACAGCAGCATCTGCTCCAGCATTAGAGATTCCGGGAATCTCAGGAAGTAATCCGTTATATCCGTTTTGCATAGTTATCTCCGTGGCAGGGAAAGTTGAAGGTCTCCATAATTGGATACCATAGAAAGGGTGACATCCACAATATCCCCACCAGTCATGGTGGTTCTGTTGATAAACTCGTCTAGTAGCTCAGGAGTATAAGACCCAGAACCATTGCCTTCTACGCTATCTGTAAGGCTCATGGGGTTAAATGCCAAGTCATTTAATAGGCCCTGACTCCGCATGAGTTCTTCGATACTGGAAGTTGCTCTGTCATATTCTTCCTGGTTTTCTGTCATAAGACCCATAACGTCTGAAATCTCAGCTTGAACCATACCAGAATATCCGTTGGCTATGGCCGAGCTGAACTTCAAAAGTTGCTCAGGCTGCAATAGATCACTCATGGTGAAACTGTCGAATCCGTTCGAGATCCCGTAGTTGACTGCAAAACCTGCGATCGCTCCAATGATCGAGCCCCACTTTTCACCGAAGATATCAGTCGATACTTCTGTGATAGCTCGTGAGATTATGATCGCAGCGATCGCATTTGTTACGGCGCCGGCTACAATTGCTGCTGTACTACCTGCGGCAAAGCCCAATCCAGCACCAACCGTGGCGTTTGTTCCCAATGCACCAGTTGCACCGCCTACGGCCGCTGGAGAGATCAGAACAGAGATCACAACAATAGCGATAATGATCAGCAACATCCCAAGGAACGTCTGATACCACTTCTTCTTCACAACCAGATAGCTGTTGAAAGTAATCCATGTATTGGCCGTGGCCATCTGTGTGAAATCTTTGATCCCCAGACTTTTCACCGTCGGAGCATGGAGAGGCACAATAAACACCGAAGCCTCAGCATCATCGACACCCTCTTTCAGAGTTGTCCGTACAGACTTCCCACCATAGATGAAGTTCTCATGAACCATCCCGTAGATGGACATCCTGGTGTATGTGTTTGCACTGGTTTGTTTGAACAAGATCAGCTCATTAAGAGTCTTTGTCGTCTTCAAAAAAGAAGGAAACAGCAACACTCCACCACCAGAAACAACTTCCCAAGTGAGAGTCTCCCCATCTTCAAACCAAATATCACCCTGGACAGCCCCAACTTTACCAACACCTGTCTCATTGGTCTCATTGATGTTGACCCAGGTGTATCGGTTATCAAACCCGCCTAAACTTGGGTGATCTGAAATCAGACGAATCGTTGTCGACTCTGGATCTCCCAGAGCAGGAACGCCAGGTTTGGCTGTTCCCCATAAAGGATCAAGTGGGTTATCCTGTGCCTCAACCCAAGCTGTATGATCTGCAACCAAAGTATCATAGGCTGCTATGTTTGCTTTCAATGCAACGATGGTTGCAGGGGAAGTATTCTGCCTTGGAATCTGATTCTTGAAGAACTCATACAGATATTTTTTGCATGATTCATCAATGACATTCACCGAAACGCCCCACTGGATATAGGAATAATCGATGTCTCCAATATCTGGGTTGGCCTCAACTTCTTCAACAACCCCTTCAATGTTCTGCCCTTTGGTTGCTTTCCGGTAGGCTTTCTTTGTCTCTGCAAAGAGAGTGGCATATCCAGCATCCATGATCGACACGTTGTTCAATCTGACTGGCAAGAATGGATAGTATTCTGGAGTCAGGGTAGGTGTTGCTTCAACTACCAAAGCATCCAATGTCGCATTGCCAGTTCCAACCTCGTAAATCCAAATCTGAGGAGTCACATAAATCTTCTCCAGGATCGTGTCCTGTGTGTCTTCACTCCAGTCATAGATTGCTGTGAGGAAATCTCCAGCAGTGTTGGTGGTGACTGTTTCTGTCACCCCTGGAACAGGAACATTTGGGTTTACCACAAAAGTTGTTTCACCAACATTATCGATCGTAACCTCTCGGTTCTCTGTTTGGTACATCCATCTCTCTTGGCTGATCGTCTCTCCCGAGGCCCCATCCCCACCAAGATAATCAATCCGCCCATATGTACGAAGGATTGGATCCCACATCAGACCACTTGTTACAGGGTTTGTAACGGTCACGATGTCAGGATCACCATTGTCGTATGACTTGGTCTCCGTCACAGTCTGATTGAGGGTATATGGTCCCTCTGCTGTCTGGTTCGCTGTAGCATCAAGTGAGTACCCAGCTGTCGACGGAGGGGTCAACACATCGAGTGTCACAGCACCAACAACCAAGGACTGAACCTCAGCAGGCAGAATCTGATAGTATCTGGCCACAACGTACTGCTTGTCTTTGTCAAACGTTCCCGCGGGGAATGATACAGTACCACCACCCTCGTATTGGATGTTGATCTGGTGAAGATCCGAATCGTAGTCGGCAGCCCACTCTGTTCCGTTCTCCGTTGGATTGTTGGCCAAAATGTATTGCTCTGCCCAAATTGTATAGTCTCCGTCGGTCAACTCAGAAGTCTGAATGACGGTCGTTAAACCGACAGGTGTCCCAGCAAGCGGGATGTACGGCGCCACAACAGTTGGATCGACAGTGACAGCATTCCGAACAGTCAATGTTGGGATCCCTGCAATGTCGTTTCGGACAGCCCAATTGAAGAAGGACCGTTGCGTAATGCCCGGACCAGTCAGGTAATTTCTGACAATCGACTCTCCAAGGAATGTTTCATACGGATTCATTACCGCACTGAAGAGTGATGATTTTAGGAAGTTGGGACGATCCGCCTCGTCTCCAGCCAGGTTATAGACTGAGGACGAGACGTAAATCTTCTTGCTACCAAAGAGACCCACAGTGGTTCTCCTTTACAATGCGTTATTCGAACGTAGGCTCGCAAGAACTGCACTGACCGATGAGACACCCAGCTCTGTTGGAGCTGCAAGGTTCTCATCCAAGGTTTTCTGAGTGATCCAACCATCAAGGTACATTTTACCAGTCTTGTACTGGGAATCCTTGACGAATGAATCAATCTGCTGTGTGTACAGGTCTTTCTGTTTTCCAACTGAACCAGTGATCGGAGTAAGAGCATCCGACCGGACATCCAATGTGTTCGCCCGAGCAGTTTCTTTCTGCTCGTTGAGAAGATTGGTTTGTGCCGGCAACTGGAAGTTCAACAAATGCTGTTCTTTACCCAGCTGCACAGGCAGCAGGTTATCCAGTTGGTATTCAGCAGCAGCTTGTTGGGTGACCAACGTCTGTTCTAGGTTGAAGTTCGCGGTGCCTTCTTGAATTGGCTGGAGAACCCTGTTTTCAAACTCAGCGATCGAAGCTTGTGCAGGGAGAAGCCGATCAGCAGTAACCTGCTTTGCAGCATACTCAATCGGCATCATGTTGTTCCGTTGGTACTCTTGGAGGGACAACTCGGCCGGCAGGAGCCAGTTACGCTTGTACACCTCAGAGTCACGCTGTGCCTCTGTCAGGCAGTAATCAATATCAGCATTTGCGATCCTCATCTTCGTCAGAGCGTATTCAGCACCTGAATTCTGCATGTCAAAGATTGCTTTTTGGGTCTCGACCTTTGTACGTTCCAGGTTGATCAAAGCTTCCGTTGCTGCAATCTCAGCAATACGGGCATCCATCTGAGCTTTAATTGCGGACCATTTAGCCTGATCCTTCTGCAACAGGAAACTCACAGACTGACCCAAGACAGCAGTCATGACCTGTGTATAGACTTCTGCATACTGGTCCCCGGTGATCCGGTTCCCTTTAAATTCTCGTTGGATGTGCAGATCAACGGTGGCCATCAGAGTATCAAAGACACCGGCGCCAGCCAGGTCTTTCTCTGTCAGCTCTTCCAGGGTGACTGCGCTGATGTCGGCATATAATGCTGAGGTCGTATCAGGTGTGAATGTGTATAACGCACCAGAGAGGTCCACCGTCGGAGGCGTAGGAGCATCCGAGGTGAGAGAGGTAAAGAGTTGGTTCGCAACCCCGTCTGCTAGGCAGGCTGTGTCAAGTGCGGCCATTTACTCAATTCCTCTCTCAATGTTTGTTCACCCTGTGCTTAACAGGGAAACCTCTTAGTTGTCGATAGAGTGTGAAGCACGCTGGTGAGCAGCGAGGTCTTCAAGCTCTTTCTTGGTCAACATCGGAAGTTCCTCAATGCTGAACTTTGGAATCATCGTGGTCTTGTATTTCTTCACACCAAAGGCGCCGCCTTTGATTTCTTTGCGAAGAGCAAACTTCTGATTCTTCAGTTGGTTCAACAGGATCTCAGGGATGTGATATCCGTTCGGAGCTTCTTCATCACCAAATGGGATGTACTTGGCGACTTTACCAGTGAACTTGTTCACACAAGTCACGATCGCACCACTCAACTGTGAATCACTGGGATCCAGGTTTGAGACCTTTACACGGTGAAGACGAAGAGCTTTTGCACGGACAACCTGGCGAAGCAGTTGTTTGTCAGTGATTTGGTTTGGGTCCATCTCAAGGATTTCTTCCAAGGACGGTCCTTTGTTGGCCGGCCCAGCAGTGTCTTGGATTTCGTCGAGATTTACATCTTCGCCGCCCAAGTCCGGTAATTCAGCGTCTTCTTGAGTGTTCAAAGCATCCATAATTTTCTTCCTGAGTGTTCCTTCACCGGTGTTACCGGAGAAACTAAGATTCATGGATTGTGCAGCTTCACGAAGTTCTTCCACAGTTTCCATTGCCGTGACAGCCTCGATGGCTTCATCGGTTGCGAGTGTACTGATGTTCATTGGGGTTTCTCTCATTTGAGTTGTTTTTAAAGAAAAAGAAGGGGGGCGTTAGCCCCCCTTCCTCAAGGCTGATTACTCAGCAGCGACAGTCTTGACTACAGCAAGACGTTCTGGACGCAGGGCGATGAAGCCATGGTAGAACGTGATCGAGCTGAAACCAATCTTACCATAAGGATCCTGCACAGTGGCCATTTCCTTACCAGGCTTCCTGACGATGATCTTGAACTTCTGCTTGGCACCTTTTTTGCCAGACCCTTGCAGGCCAACAGTAGCGAAGGAACCATCACCAACAACCAACATCGGGAAGATGTTGTATGCAGCAGCAGTTGCAGAGTAACCCAGGTTTGCACCTGTTTCAACTGCACCAGCAGATTCCCAGTTCATCATGTTCGGAACAACGACGATACGGAAGTCACCAACCGAACCAATTTCGCCATTCAGAATCGTAGCAGCGTCAGCATACTTACGAACCGGAGTGAACGCTGGGTTCGACAGACCGTCGACCATGTTCTCAACAGTGATCTGAAGCTCAGAACCAATGTACATGATGCGCGAAGCATTCACGGTCATTGTGTCGGTCATCGTAGAACCTTTGATGATCTTCGTGTTCTTTGGCGTCCGGTTGTCGTCGAGGACAATCGAAAGCTTCTTCAGGTCCATGTAGGTGACAACCGATGGGTTGGCGCCTTCACCTGTGATCTCACTGTCCTGGGTAGCAACACCGGAGAATACAACAGTACCGGCATTAGACAGAAGGTCGATTTGCAGAAGGTCTTCAGTGATCTCGTTTGCACCGGCAACCATCTCGCGGGACATGTGACCGTAAAGGTCAGAGTCCGTGTCGAAGGTCATCATGTCATCCGAGAATTCAGTGAAGAAACCGTGCTCGGCCAGTGTGCCGGAACGCTCAAGACGGGTGAAACCAACGCGGTTAACCCGACCACCTTCTTCAGTCAAAGTTGGCATTTTGCTGGAGATCAAACCAACATCTTTCGAACCACCGTACATGTTGACGCCGCTTGCGACAACAACACCGGCAGCATCAAGACCTTGGTCGTTGACGTTGCGTTCGTCCAAGAGTGGGACGTAGTAGTAAACTTTGAGCTCTTTGCCGTAGTGCATTGGCATCGAACGCGCATCAGCCAGAGGGCTGAAGAACATTTGCTCGGCAGCGTCGATCAAAGACCGACGATCCCAGTAGTGGGTGTTAAACTGAGCGCCGATATCAGACGGCGAACCCGGAGGAGCATTATAAAGTTGAGCCATGATGTTTTTCCTAACTTCTCATGAAGACCTGCAACTTAACCTGGAGGAGCCAATTTCATGAAATCCTCATCAGACAGGGTCGCATAATCAATTTCTGGTTGTCCGCCGCCATTTGACGGTACGGATCGGGGTGGGGTTGCCGATGAGACGTTTGGAGTGGCTTGCTCAGTCGTCGGCTTGGGAGCAGGCTTCCGGGTGCCAGTGCCTACTACAACTTTAGCAGGTTGGGCTTCTGGTTTGGGGTCGAACACCTTAGCTTTTTGCATCGCCTCACCTACCTGATGGTAGGCTTGGAGGAAGGGAACATCGGTTAAAAAACCCATCGTCCGCTGGTATTCCAACTCCGTCTTAATCTTCGAATAAACTCCCGAAGACTTTTGTGCAAGTATATTTTGAAAGATAGTGGGTTGATCTCGCAGTGCTTCTATCGAAACCGGATCCCATTCTTTGTTAATATCTGCAATCAACTCTCGGCCTCCGTCGGACGACATAGTTGTTTTGATCGCATCATCAAATGCAATATCTTTTGGGTCACCTTCATAGTTGGTGGCCTTATAAGGTGTCTTCATATCAGTTGTGTCGATGTCGATAGGATCAATTTTGTGATCCAGGAGAAGTTGTTTGATCGCTTCTGGGTTACCCTTCGACAGGTCAATCAGAAAGTTCAACTTCGCCGCATCATTGAGCCCATTGTCTTTCAACATTTGATCTTGAGCACGTAGAGGCTTCATCTCTTCCATACGACGGGAATAGTTCACACCCATCTGCATAAGACGAATTGCATCTTCAGGCGACTTCACTGTCACCTCTCGACCATCAGCTTTGAATGGAGCAGAGACTTTCTTGAAAAAGTCCGTAGCTACATTTGTATCTACAGGCTCTTCTTTCTCCCCTGCTTTCTCTGCTGTTTCACCCGCTTTATCCTTTGCTGCTGGTTTATCAGCCTCTGCTTTTGGAGTTTCAGCGGCTTTGTGTGGGTCTGGATTTGCAGACTCCACTGGTGGTTCTTCTTCAACCACTGCTTCTGGGGCCGGCTCTTCTTCGACGGAGACTGGCTGTTCATCTTCAGCTTCAACAACAGGCTCTTCAACCACAGTTTCAGATTCAGGAGTCTGTTCAGTCTCAGGTTCTGGGTCAACAACTGGTGGTTCCTCTTCCTGAACAGCAACTTCCTGCATTTGAGATGGATCAAGTTTCATGAACTCTTCATCGCTCATCGAGTCGATGTCGAGCACTTCATCTTTTTCATCAGCCATTAGACCATCTCCTCGACGGTGTTCTCAGCCAGGATAGCTTCATTCCAAGCCTGCTCCAGGTTCTCCAACTCACCTTGAGCGATATTACCCTTCTGGATGAAATCCTGAAGGAAGGTCCGGAGTGAACCAATAGAACGAAGATCAGAAGCACAGTCTTCGAATTGCTTCTCACTCAGGCGCCCGGTAGCCATCAAACCAGCAAGACGCTTTGGCTCTTGGTCAAAATAGGCATCCATCACGATGTCTTTGAATTCTTGGTTTTCTGAGAGTTTGGCAGCTTTCTTAGCTTGCTCAACGAGCCCTTCACAGGATGCTTTGTACTCCTGATATTGCTCATGTGTGAGAGCGGCTACGCCCTCATCGTCTTGTTCGTCGTCATAAATGTTCATTGCCACGTCCTTTGTGGTTGATGTGTTTCAGTGTGTGGGTCGAGGTAGTACCCTGCTTTACTGAGGTAAAGCAAGGGGTTGTGGTTGTGCGCTCTGGAGTGGAGCCATCTGAAGAGTTGGATCAGGCTCTGGAGGACGACCAACAGGGGCTGTTGGTGTCTGTGCTTGAACCCGATCAGACTCTTCGATCAGTTTGTTGTATCCGACGGCCGCCTCAATCATCCCAGCAGGTGTTTCACCTTTGAGAAGACCTTTGGTGACTTCAAGATCTCGGTTACCACGAGCCTGAGCTCCAGCATTCTCAACTGCACGCTGATGCTTGGCACCAGTTGACTCAAGTTCTGTATCGAGAGCTTTGTTCTCAGCAGAAGCATATGCCTCAGCAGCTTTGGCTTTGACCAACTCAATATCAGCAGCTTTGAGATCCATCTCCATCTGGTGCATCTGTTCTGCCATTGGATCAGGTGGTGGTACATAAGAACGAATCTGTTCAGCCAGATGTGGCATACGCTTCAAGTCAGCAATCTCACCGAGGATAATCCCACGGAGACCTGGGTCCATATCTGGACCGATCGTCTGAAGCATCATCCCGAGGTCTTGAGATTTCTGCTCATCAACCTGAGCTGTGGAGATATCGATTAACAGGTCGAAGTCCCCTGCAAGGTCTTCACGACGAATCTTGACGAACTCTTTGTTGGTTACCCGAACGATTTCAACTTCTTCCAGGAAGAAGGCATTCATCGACATGATCTTCTTGCCGATGAGTTTCATGCCTTCAGCCAGTCGACGGAGAATACTCATCTCACGTTGGCCGGCCGCATCCAAAGCTGATCGAGCATTGCTCGCAACCTTACCGTAAGCTTCCCCGGATATTCCGCCTGAGAAGGATTTGACTCCAGAGAGCCCTTCGGCCTCAGCATTCTGTAACTGCATCATTGTCAGCGCAGATTGCGGAATATCCGGATATTGCAGTTGTTGTATTGCGACCCGTGGATCAGAGTTTGGATTGTACTCAAAATCCTCACCTTGGACGAATCGTTTACGGTTTACGGGATCCAGGAATCCTTTGGCATATCCCGACTGTGCATTAGCCGATCGTCCCAAAAGATCGATAGTTCCGCGGGTTACCGCACCCAGAACACGTTGGTTATCCTGAAGAAGGGAAGCATCTGCTTCTCCCCAGACTGAACCAGCGATAGGCATGTATGGCACAACGACGAATGGAGGCTCCCGATCAGGGAAAGGGTTCTCAGTCATCTGGATGACAGTGTCACCGATGAAGGTCACAACGATTGGAACCATGACACCATCTTTGTGGATGTCCCACAGGCCCCAGTATTCATAGACCAGGACTTTTGCCTTGTCCTGGTTGATGCGTCCGTCGTTGAGTGGTGTGGTTGTTTCGTGGTCTGGATCACCGACCTGTGCTTTGATCTGGTTGGCGCCCCAGTTCACTTTGTCCAGGTTCTTGTAGATCTTACGCTTTGTGAGGTCCGACTTCGTCGACTCATAAGTGTAGACCATGAACTGTGCATCTTCCCACTCACCATCACACGACGGATCAATGAAGAAGTTTGCAACGTCGACGACTTTGAGAGACGGCTGGTTGAATGTGATCTTGTCTTCAGTGACAGTTTCCATGGAGACAACTTCAGCAGTAACCATCTCCTGGTTCTCAAGACCGAATTCCACAGCTGCACGCAGCTCATCAGGAATGGACACGTCCGCTTCCCATGCAGCAGGATCACCCTGTGCCATCTCAGTTGCCTGAGCTAGGAGTGCCATGCCTTCTTCATCACCCATCTCCATGAGGGTGTATTCATAAACTGGCTTCTCAACTTTGACCTTCTCGGTCTTTCGTTCCCAACCAACACGAACAACACAAGTTCCCTCATCAACGGTCTTTCGAACGTACCGATCAATGAATTCAACTTTGTTGAGCTTGGTATCAAACTGCCAGTTCAAAATCGTCTGGTTTTGTTCTGCCGCTGGCTTGTCTTCAAATGTCCGGGGTTCAATGTTGAACATCCGATCGCTGTTCAGAAACGGCTCTGACATGGCAGGGTAACGCCATTCATTGTGTTTCCGGATCAGCTTTGGCTGTACACGGGAGCGTCCAACAGTCTTTGACTTGGCTCCAGACTCAGGACCAGTGGCATTACGGAGGTTTAACCAACCATCGACGTTGCCCTTCTGGTCTGTGTTTTCCTGGCGGGCATATTCCAGATCGCCTTTAATATCTGCGATCGATGGTTCGGCCGCCCACTCTGTGAGCTTCTCTACATTGGAATCGAGATCGGCAGGATTATAAATACTCGACTCAGAGTCCACCTCTTTCGGGGTAGGAGCCTTCGTGTCGTTCTCGATAAAGTCATCCATGTACGATAGCTCCTAATCGGTTTCTTCGCACACAATGTATGCAACGCAGAGGGTATGCAAACGGGCGTTTGCTGTCAGTAGTCCCTCAGTATTTTGGATATAGCCTTCTGTCAACGTACCGACAGAGTTGACCGGTCCAGGATATATTGGAACTTGTTCATAAACTTGATCAGGTAGGCCACCGCCCAAGTTGACCAGAATCGGTTTTCCGCATCCACTAATTCCCAAGGCCAATAGCACTATGGAACCGGTCAAGCACGCCTTGAATCGACGGGGGCAACTCTTGTGAGTACACCACGTCTGGAACTTCACTAGCAAGTTCTGAAAGGGCTGTGATCTTAGCTTCTGCATTTCGACGCTCCGTGTTCAGCAGTTGAGTCAGAAGCTCAACATTCTTTTCGTTGATTCCGATCTGAGTCTCCAACAGGAGGTTCTCAGCTTTCAGTTCTTGGTTCTTATCATAGAGGTGCTTTCCGTAGAAGGCCCCTGCAATAGCCAGAACCAATAGACCAAGTTGTATCATTTTCAAAGGGTTCACCAGAATTTCTCCATCATGCGTTTTCGGAGGATGTCCCCGGCTTCTCTCTCGCCCAGGAGTTTTGTTGGGTTACAGGGCAGAACCCTGATGTCCCATTTGTTCCTCTGTTTGATTCCGATATTGGTTTGAACCTCACAGTGGGTGAGTGTTGTCCAAGGGGACGGCTTGATGTCGAACTCACGACACAGGTCCACAGTCTCGGCCAACATTGAATCAATGCCTTCCCACGTCAGAGGGTACTGACCCTGATCAACAACACCGGTTCCCCAGTTTGTCTTGGCGCCGGCCATGGCCGCTACAGATAAACCAACTGCGTGTGTGTTTGCTCTGAACGTATGAGACACGCCGAAGCGTGGAGGGGAGTAAATCGCCTGCTGTTCTGGTGGAGCTCCGCCATCGTGCATGTTCCCGTCTTTGTCGAAAACCGCATTGTAATGTCGAACAACGTTCCATGTGACTTTATATGTCGAAGCAGCCCAGTGCCAATGGACACGGTAAATCCCCGAGGGGTCCATGATCTCTCGCTTGTCAGATACATCGAAGTGATGCTTTGCAATCGCCAGCTCTCGCCTGGTCGCAGGACCACTCATCCCGTCAACCTTCAGAATAGTTGAACCAGGTAATGCAAGTGAATTACATCGGATTTGGTAGTCTCGAACTGTGTTGGTCATGGAATACTACCCATAATGGAATCATCTGCAAGCTCTGGATAGAATATCTTGCTACATGTTTCAGGGGTCTCATCACTGATACCTGTATCAACAGTTGTCGATACATAGGAGATGCAGACTTTGAAAGGTTGCGTAGGAATTGGTGGAGCTGCGATACCAGTCCCATCATTGAAGAAAGCTTCCCACGTCCAAAGACGAGGGTTGTCCTCTTTTGCTGAATAATCTGACTCACCACGACGAGTTCCAAGGCGACTATTATCACCATCTCGAACAATACGAATCCACCTTGCTGTCACAAGTTGAGTGGCATCGGCATCATACAGGATCATTGGAAGAATATAATCATCAGTCTGGACAACTTCCACAGTCGCAGTCACAAATGGACGTGTTGCCAACGTAGAGTCGTAGACTCTCCCTATCAGGGGAAAGGTTAACAACATCATGATCATGATCAACGATCCAGCTACCAGCACCTTGAAATCATCTCGATTTCGGGTGGTCTTCTCTGCACGGAATACTTTTGTGTGGGCAGTCTGAATGTTTTTCATTTATTATCTCCATCATCGGTGGGTCCGGAAATAAATCTCTCCACGAGTGTCACTGCTACAAGTCCAATTAGGAATGACGCCGCTGTAAGGGTTCCCAAAGCTCCAGCCATTTCATCGGGTAAATCCCCGATCCAAGGTCTCAACATGACAGGGCCAAGAACCCCGACGCCGAATGATACAGCACCGCCAACAAAAATGACACGAAGACCTTCTCGCCAGGATGTCTTCAGCACTGCTGCACGAACAGAACCACCCAACATTCCAAAGAAGGTAAGAATGGTAGCACGTTGGTTAAATACCTCTGATAGGAGGCTAGGGTCTTTATCAATCATTATACAAAACCCCGATCTGTAAATTTGTCGTTCTCTTCAACTTCAGAAATTGAACTGAGATCCTTGGCTTCATCTTCCCCAATGTGGCGCAGGTAGGCCCCATAGTAACTGTCACCCTTCATAGAATGCAGCTCACCACCCATATGCGAGATATACAATGCTGCAACAAACAGTTGCAAAGCTATTTCCAGATTCGGAGGTAGGTCCATCGAGTCATTAGCAGTGATTGGAACAGGCTTCTGCTGATAACGAATTCGAATCTTTCCGGTGGCTTCTCCGATCGCTGAGATCTCATCAATCTTTGACGTAGTGAAACGTAGTGTGTTGTATGACGGCATCATAATGTGACCGTTGGTGTTCACAGAATACCGATCACCGAGCTCATCAAAAACATCCAACACTTTCACAAACCTGGCATCCAGGAAGGGCTCACCGACGGAGTCGGTCAGAGTCGTTCCGATATTTGCTTGCAAAAGCGGATACAAATTCTGTCCGTCAATAAACGTCAGATCGACCTGACTTTTGTAAAGAGGGAATCTTGTGGCAAGGTCAACCAGTCCCTGGTTCGTCAAAGACAGAACCAAAGGAAGCTCTTCTCCACAAATTTCACCGAGGTTTGTATCACCAACGGCCGATGTATTTTTCAACTGGCCATAGGCAAGACGACGTTGAAGTTCGTCGAATGTGATCATGTTGTTTCTCCAATCGGGAAAGTATCAGACCACGTATGATCCATAATTCGATTCATCCATAGCATCTGGTGTCAAGTCATTACTACCCCAAACTTGCTCAGAACGCACGTTAGAGGTGTCACTGGAATCAGTTTGTTCCTGACTGGGAACCCAAGGATTCATGTATTGCAACATGGAAACCGTGTCGATGCAGTCGTCTTTTCCTTTGATCCCATCCTTGGTTGCCAGAGCAATCTGCTCGACAAAAATACTCAAGGCTTTGGAATTCTTCAGTTCTTCTGCAAAGAAGATTTTCCCAGACTTGAATAAGGGGACCACCATATTAAAGCGTGACAGTTTGTCCGTCGTCGGTCTGATCCCTGGTTTTCCCTTTTGGTTCGTCAGGTTGAAGTATTTGTTCCGATAATTCATCTCATTCATGAGCCATTGGATGAAGCCCTGTTGTTGTCCCGAGACCTCAACACCAACACCCTGTGGTTCGTATTCATCAACAAAACCAAAAAGATCATCGATCGACTTGTCCATAGTCTGTCGCTCTACCACTCCATCGACCCAGGTATAGTTCCCATCTGAGTCGTAGGCCCAGACAGATTGTACCGAATAGTCAGCAGTCTGTTTCGACGACGTTGCAAAGTCAGTTGTGATATAAAAGTTGTAGTTCTGCTTATTTGCCAGAATCGGTGATCTAGGTTTCCACAAGATCTCAGAGTCCTGAACCAAACGAGATTCATCTGACGTAATGCGGAGCATGAGCTCCTGTCGGAAGGATTTGAGTTTTCCCTCCTGCTTTGCAGATTCATACTGCTCTCTCACATATCCATATGTGAAACGATCTTCCCAGGCGCCGCGGAACTCTTCTTCGGTACAGGGGAACTTCTCACAGATTGGCCACACGTTGACGTGCCATGCACCAGACTCGATCGCTGCGTAAACGATGTCTTCTTTGTTGAAGGGCGTACCATTCAAGATCATCTTGTTTCGTGTTGGGTCCAGAGCATACTGAACTCCAGAGTAGATCGTGTCTTTGATTGCATCCATCGCTGTTACAGATTTGGAATCAGCATCTGAAACCAAGTCATCCATCACAGCCAGGACTGGACGTTTACCAAAGATCTTCGTCCCTCGAATACCAGACTTGGCGCCGAACATCTTCACACCGAGCTGGTGTCCATTCTTGTTCGTGAACTCCAGATAATTCTCTGTGAATCGGGCATGCGGGATCCAGGATTGAAGGAACTCTGAGTTGTTATACCGGAACTCGATCGAGTTTCTGGCAGACTTCACACCGTTCTCCATGGAGTCGGATATATACAACATGCCTGTGACGACTCCAAAATTTGGAAGCACTCCAAACATGGCGAGATACAGAACCAAGTATTCCATGAAGAGTGTAGTCTTGGCCGTACCACGAGCACAAAGGTTTGCGATCTTCTTCTCTTTGCCGGCCAGCTTGTCCAACATGGCCAAGTGCATCACCGGTGTCTTGTTGTCTTCTCCCACATCCCCATTCACCAACTTGATAAAGTTCATGAACTTCAGAGAGAACTCTGAAGGGATATATCCCGCATGGGAATTCAGCATCATGAAGTCGACTTCGTTAAGATAATCGTCGACGGTCTTCGGTGCTACATATGAATCGGATAGGCTCAAGGGGTGATGTCTCTGAGTGAGGAAGCTGCAATATCATTAGCAGATGTATTCGGATCATGCTCGATCAAGTCCAACTGCCTTTGGCTGATCTTGACCAGACTCGCTTCAAGGGCTGCCATGCCATCGTTCAATCCAATGTCAATCTTGAGCTCTGCCTTGTGGACATCAGGTTTTTTCAAGTGAGTCAGCAAACTGTTGGCTGCATCGGATCGAACCTTCGGGCTCACGTCCCCATCGTGCATCAACTGAACCTGAACATTGATTGCGGACTGGAAATGATCCTGGTTCAAGATCCAGGTAGGAACGATCGCCCTTTCCATGATCTTCGTGACCAGTGCGCCTTTGTTGTAGGCGGTTACGATCGATGCGATGTCTTTTGTGGCCTTCCCCATATTGACCATATTTGCATAGCGATCAGGGAAGGTGGCCTTGTACGAATCGAGGTTCGATTTGTTCATAACTTTGTGAGAGACATACATCACCGCTCGAACGTAATCCCCAACCTTGTAACGTCCCTCTTGCAAAACCTGGGAGAAAGTCACAAAGTTCTCCCGGATGTATCGGGCTTCTTCGGGATCACTTGAGAGAGCGTTGAGCTGGTTCACCATATCTTGGGTGATGTTCTGACGGTGGTTTGCCGGCAGGGACTCTTGAACGGATGCTAGTGTCAGCATTGCCTGATTACCTCGAACTGTGTTAGAGCGAAAAAGAATTACACGTCTTTAACCTGAACTTAGACTGGAAAGCAAACAAATGGCAATATGCACAACAAATTACACCTGCGTCCCTGTCTGGTACACTGCTGCCGACATAGATGTCATTTCATACGCTGCCGGTCCTTCGGCCGTAGACTTGAATGTGACCTGTGTCGTAAACACAGGCAGTGTTGTATTTCAGGTCAAAGATGAGAACGACGCCTGGTTCACTCCAAGTGAAGCATCGTACACAGTTCTCGCTTCCAATGTTGTTCGTCTCCCTCGGGCCAATATGCCAGATATTCGAATCTTGGCCACGGGTGATGCAACATTCTCCGTTGCTGGTGCTCTGCGCTAAAGCAAAGGAACTCCCATGCCTACAACATATACCCAGCATGTTTATACCAAAAACACGATTGGATCTACTTTCATCAATCCGTCCATCATGGAGGGCGAACGAGGATTGTCCAGTATTCTTGGAGAAGATTCGGCACTTCGAATTGTTCGGTTTGCTCCAACCTTCACCAATGATCCTACGATCAGCGGGGAACCAAAAGTACCAGCAACCCTCACCTGTAATCCCGGAACTCAAGAATCCTCACCACAGTCTTTGATATTCTATCAGTGGAAATCCAATGGGGTAGATATCCCTGGAGAAACTGCATCAACATTTGATACTGATGCGGCCGACGATACAAACACCATCACATGTGAAGTGACTGCCGTGAATTTCCTAGGTGTTGCCGCAGCTGAGTCAAATGGAATTGTTGCAGTTCTTGTCCTCCCGATCGAAGTCGTGGAGCAGGGTCTGTATGCTGTCCAAGGAATGGGCGCACCAAATTTCCAGACTCTCATGAATAACGAGATTATAGCCATTCAAGGTCTACCGGTCGACACAGCCCAGACATGTATGGGTGTATTGGCCTTCGTCATCACGGGCCTGAACCAACCAAATGTTCAAACAATGAACGCATATGACATCTACAGTATTTCTCACTCAATCCTTGATGTCGAACTGCCTCTCATAAACAAGGACTTTGAAACTGGTGACTTCACTGGTTGGACAGTCACATCAGGCGCCCCAACAATTCATGCGGGATCCACCACCTACTATCTCAGAGGTGATAACACTGGCTCTCAAGTCGACAACGTTGTCCACCAAGATGTGGCAGTCCCAGTTGCATCAGAAGCTGCGATTGATGCTGGAGATCACTCCATAGTGATCAACGCCGAGGTACAGGACTATTACGGATATGACGATGGAGTCAGACTCCGTGCAAAATTCTACAATGGCGCTGCCGCTCTAATTGGCACATCTCCCACCTATTCATGGGATTCTTGGCCAGGTGGTTCTAGTTGGAATCCTGTGAAGACTGGCTTCTTAGCTATCCCTCCACTCACCCGAACCATTCGTATTGAGATCGTGCTATACTCTATCCAATACAGCTCGGTCTCTTCTATAGTGGAGTTTGTCGAAGTAAACCTATATACCCAACCCAACGCGGCCCTTGTGGCCTATACCTAAAGGACAATGAACCATGACGAATATCGCCTTCGCTTCAAATAACCTGGCTCATTGGCCTGGAAGTACATCTGGCTCCACAGCTGGTCACTACGACTCTGATCGAGTCCCTTATTCCATCAACTCTGTAAATGGGCAGGCGTTGTCCTCTCCACAGTGGCTTGATCATGCTGGAGATGAAACATGGATTCACTTCAACTACTATTGTGGTGATACCTCACTCTCATCATCAGTGACCTTTTTCCAAGCGTATGATGATCAAGGTAATCTTTTGTATGCACTCATCCAGCGATTCAATATCAACGCTATGGCTTTGGAGTTGCGTCTTTATGATGGGGCTACGACCAAAGCAATCAACCTGACTGGTTATGCAAATGATGATGTCTTGAGCTTTATGGACTTCAAACATGTAGCAACTGCGTTTGGTCTATCCATTGATATTTATGCTGGTGGTGCTTTGCTTGGGTCTGAAAGTTTCCCAGCAAATGCAAACAATTATGGCAAACCGGTTCGTTGTATTCTGACAGCTGCGTTCTCCACCAGCGTTCCGTTTGAGATGTCAGAATTCATCGTAGCTGACGGTGATACCCGGAATGCTCGAATGGATCTCCTTCGGCCGGCCGCCACTGGTGCTTACTCTCAATGGCAGGGTTCGATCTCCACTCTGGCAGATGACGACTCGACAACTGGGATCTTGACCACTCTGGCTGCCCAGCGACACTCGATGACTCTGACTCCATATGCTGGGGCGCCCAACGTTTCAAACCTCGTTGCAGTGAGTCAGACAACTCGTGGCCAGAACTCTCCGACGAAGCTCCAACACTCGGTTCGTCTGTCACTCGTCGATTATGATAATGCTCTGGTTCATGATATTGGTTTCCCTCTTGAACTGAAGGTGACCGATTTCACATTGAACCCTGCCACTTCTCTTCCTTGGACTGACGCGGATTTAGCCGCGGTCGAGATGGGATTTATCTCGGTCGCATAACACTTAGAGCTTCTCTCTCAAAACCTTGTGTGCCATACATAAGGGGCAGTTAGTCTCCAAAGAAAAGGAGGTGATCTTGATCTTAGAAAGCGGACTCCGAGGAGTCCGTTTTTTAATGTCTTACGTGCCTCGGACTATCCGACGGATGTCACCCCGGTAGATACCCAGATCGTGGAGCTCACGATTGGTCAGTTGATTCAGTTCACGGATCGAGATGCGCTCTGCATTCCATCGTTCTATTTTTGCCATAATACGTTTCATTGATTTCTCCTTTTCTGGGGGCTGCCTACTCAACTTGAGCCAGGTGAACCAGAGGAGAAATTGCATAGCGGCTATGCGTATGATCACGGTCATTCTGACGCTTTCAGCGTCAGAACTCCCTAATGGGTGTGATCGTTGTCATTGGGTCACATATGACCCCTTATCCACCATATGGCGTCTTATCTGACACATATGGCCTTTTGGCATTGGTCCACAGAATCGAACTGTGATCTTCAGGTTTGGAAGCTGCTGTTCTGCCATTGAACTAGACCAACATGGGTCGCAGCTTTTAGAATTTGGTGGGGAGATCAGGATTCGAACCTAACCAGGAATTACCCGAGAGATTTACAGTCTCCGACCTTCACCAATAGGAGAGTCTCCCCAAGAGTGAGGGGACTCAATAAAAGCTACGATGTGAGCTTTCTGGCCAACGATGGGCCTGGAGGGAGGTAATCTTGATCATGGGAAATCATTTAGTACAACTTCCCCTACCTGTCAAGCAGCGAAAGCCCGCCCACGTTTTTTGGCGCTAATTGGACTTAGACTAACCTCCACCACCACCAGGATTTGAACCTGGATCTTCCCACGGACAATGTGGGGCTCTCCCATTGAGCTATAGTGGCTTTGGTTGCGAGCGCGGGATTCGAACCCGCAGCTCCAAGTTATGAACCTGGAAAGTTAACCATTACTCCAGCTCGCAACAATTTGTTACCGTATCCATGAATATAAGTCAATTCTCCTACGCCCCACCCCCTCTGGTAGGAGATTTCACTACTCCTGTGCCATCTGACGCACGATTCTCCCACATATCGTGCATCTGACGCTCCATATCTCCTGTTTCAAAAACTTGACACGAATATCTCGAAAATCGTAGGGACGTAGCACGGCCCATTCGGTGGCTTAGGGAAAAGCTTGCCACAGGTCTGTCAGTAAACTGACAACCGGTTGAGGCAGAGGAGCCTCAACAGTCTCCTTCGGAAAATCAATAGCATTTTCCTCACTCGACAACCCAAGAGAACAACTCCCAGGA